ACATTTTCCATAACTTCTGCTCCGCGGTCCATGTCTCCTCCGCCAGCATTTCTAACCGCGTCTGCGGTAAATACAAATTCATTTCTACTTAATCTTGCCGGAACATCGTCGGCTTTTTCTTCTCCGCCTAGAGGCACGAAGCCTCCATCGTTTCTATAATCTTTTTCCATACCACCAAGGTCCATGAGTCCGCCTTCTTGAGCTCCGATCCTTCCGCCGTGAGCTGCTTGCGAATACGTCAGTGCCATTTCTTCGGGTGAATATTTTCTAGCGGATGCTTCAGGTAAAAAGTTTAATCCGATTGCCTGTCCTTGTTGTTCGTCTGTGATGTTGGCGAGTTTTGCGATGTCCTGAAGATTGATCCCTGCTCCACGGCTCATGGCTCCTCCTTCAAGTGCTTGTTCTGGTTTAGCAAATGCTCCTGCAACTAAACTTGCTGCGGGAATCATCCATTCTGGTTTTTTCATAATACCTGCTAATCCTTTTCCTATACCACTTTTCATTGCCTTACCCATCCAACCACTTGTGGGTAGTCCTGGAATGAGAGAACTTCCTGCTCCTAGGACAGCTGCTGTAATTAATGGATTCTTTTTAATGGGATCCATAATCTTTTTCTGGAACCATGATCCAATGCCATAGGCTTGACGACCATCAGCTCCTGCGATTCCACCGTAAGCCATGTCTTGATAGTTTCCTTCCATTAAATCTTTTTGTGCTTGTTCAGCAGCGTTTCTTGGTGAGAATCCTTGTTCTAAATAATATTCATATCGTTGTTCGAGGAATGCATCATTACCTTCGTGACTTGCTAATCTGACATCTCCACCATTAGCCATTCCCATAGGTTGGGCTTGAGGCATTAAGCCTCCTATACCTTGATTCCCCATGCCTTGATCTTGAACCGCTTGTCCTTCTTGTTGAAGTCTAGGATCCTGAACTTCTTCGGGTCTTCCTTGCATCTGTTGCTGTAACATTTCAAGAACCTTTTTCCAGGCACCACTGCTAAAGAACTGTTGAAAACTGCCAAATTGCATACGCACCTGCGGGGGTAGTTTATCCCACAGAGCCTGAGCAATCTGTTGTTCTCTTCCTTCACTACCTTCGTAGGTAATGTCAGGAGCTCCTGCGTCTAATGTTTCGGTAAATTGTTCTTCTAATATAGCCATAATAATCTCTGAATGTAACGTAAAAGGGCAGGAATTAAACCTGAACTTTTACTAATACTTTGTTTTTGCGAACAAATCAAGCTTTGGAATGGTTACCTTGACATCTCTTCGGATGTCTTGGGGGTCTATTCCCAGGTTTTTCCACTCTTCTTCGGTCGCATACTTGATGCCTGTAATTTTATTACTGATGGTGGTGACACTTTTGACAGCGTCGATGACAGGCACATCTTCACCATTGATTCTTGTTGTTTTCATTAGGTTACGATCTCCTTCTTGATGTTTAAATAACTGATCGTGATGTCTACGCCATCGCTCACGGCTCCTGCTGTAGTATAAGAAAGAACGGTATTCCCTTCGACCACCATGGGATTCGTTAAAATTTCTACGCTACTAGCCGCCGTTAAAGTTTGAGTATTAATCACCTGAAAGCCATTATTTGTAATGGTAATCGTGGGCGTATTCACTGCTGCTTTATTCGTAACGTGTAAAGACTTCACGATATAGGTTTCTGAAATTAAAGGGTTTTGAGTAGCTACTCCAGTTACTGGTGGAACAACAGTAGTTCCAAAGAATTTAATAGGGCCTTCGGCAGAGGTACTCGTGACTCCATACATTTTATATTGATTAACTACGGCCATTATTCGATAAAGAAAGCTTGCGCTTCAATCTCCTGCTTGAGTTCTTCCTGAAACGTGGTGTTTAGTTTCTGGATGACACCATCCAGATTTCTAACGAGTGAGTTAGCGACAGTAGGATTATATTCTGCGCCGGGTCTAGTTAGTACCTGTACTATCTTGGCCATAATGCTGCTAGGCCTCCTCTATTGTAATGTCTTCCACCATGCATTCCACTACCACCTGCCGCTGCATGACCTGCATCACTTCTTCCTGAAGTGCTTCCGGATTGGTTTCCATTTCCTCCCTGATATTGATGTGGACCGTGTTTAGGTGTAATTGTGGGTTTAACTATTCGTTCACTTGGAGGTATATTTGTATTGCCTGCAGCAATGTCTCTAATTTCTTTTTGTTTAGCCATCTGTCGTTCAGTTTGATAATTCATGCTACCATACTTCTTCATCCAATTTTGTGCCATCTCTTGTGGAGTTTTAGATCCGAACATCGAAGTTCCTGGAAGATTTCTTCCAGCAAAAGGTCCGGATGTCATTCGTCCTGTCTGTGGATTTCTTCCGACATTATAATCTTGAATAAATCTTTGAGTCGCTTGTTGCTGCGGTGTCGTAGGTCTATTAAACATAGATGTAATTCCATCCTCAGGCATAAATCTACTCTTTAGCATTCGCAGGAAGGCTCCTGTTCGAGTATTTTTTCCAAAAAAAGGTAGATAATTTAATGCACTCATTAACCAATCTCCTTTGTTTTGTTGGGGGAGTGCTGTTATGATTCCTTGTCCATAATTGTTAGCTTCAAGATCATCACGCTCACTCCAATTGACTGGTGCATCTGGATATCGAACATTAAGCCCAGGAACTTTAAGATTAGAATAAGCTGTATCACCTATATCTGCCTGCTGAGTACCATAATCAAAAAATTCTTTTCGCATTTGATCTTCCGCTGCGCTTCCTGTTTCAGCTCCTTCGGCTTCACTAAAACCTAAAAGTTTTTCAAAAAATCCAACTTCTTTTTCTTCAACAGCTTTCCCTGCATTTATATCTAATTTTTTTTGAGCCTCTTTACCTATTTTTGAATCAGGATAAGTTTGAGCCATTGATTCAAGATCTGAGATTTCCGAAGCAGTTAAGGTACCTACAGCTCCTGCTTCAGCGAAAGGTATTCTTCCCCCTAAAGCTTTAGCGATTCCACTGCCATAGGTATCGGTCCAGTCACGAGCAATCTCTGGCTCGTTGGCCCATAAGTATCGTCTTTGTTTTTCTGATTGAAATGGCATTATTTTTTACCTTTAACTTTGTCGTGTATTGCTGAAGCCGTTATTCCTGCTGCAATTGGGGACACAAGTTTAGTTAAACCTTTTGCTTTTGTTAGTATACTAGGTTGAGTTCCTTTTGGAAGATAAGGTTTACCCTTTTTAGTATATTTAATATTTACGCCCTTCCCTGCTTGTTCTATTAGTTTTCCTGACTCTCTGTTAGCCCATACATCAAGTTTTTTTATCAAACCATGTTTCTTAGATTTTTTAAACCCACTTATATCTACTGATGGTTTTACTCTATATACAGTTTTAAGCTTTGATTTTTTAGGCTTTGCTTTTTTAATGTGCTTGAGGACAGCACCCATTCCTTTTGTAATTAATCCCATTATCTTCTTCCACTCTCTTGTATGTCTAACCTAAAGGTTCCCAACTTCCAAGTTTCATCTACAGCAGTGTTTTCAACTTTTAAAGCGACCGATCGAGCTCGCGCCCGTGTATCCTGTTTCGTGGTGCTCGAGGTAATATCAAAAGGTCCTAACGTTGAACTGACTTGAGAAGCATTAGGATAGTCTCTTAAATATAAAGTCACTCGGGTCGTACCTGTTTGAGTCAAAAAGTCAGGAATGAATCTCCGGATCGACATGAAGTATTCTCCATCCCCTCTAAAAGTAATGCCTTGTTTTTTATCCTGGGTAATATCAAAATCTCCTGATTCAATATTGGAGGTGATCGCTGTGCTTACCCCACGTAAAACCTGATTGTTTCCCGTTTCCTGTTCATAGTAGGTACTGATGCCATCGGTATTACCCACGACATCAAACGAGGTATCTGTCCCCTCATCATAATACGTTGCATGAGGCTTACCAAAAATGGCTGAATCTGCCCAGGCCGTTCGATTTAAACTTCCCGTAGTCCATATTCCTCGTTGAGCGGAAGAATCAATATAGTTATAAGAAACCATGGCATCCACTACATCAGAACCAGCGCTACAGTAAAACCATATCACTTCTCCAAAAAGATTATTCAAACCTGCATTAATAAGTTGATTGGAATTGGTGTTGATATCATCATAAACAAAGTCCTCGACTAAACAGTCCATCGATTCGAGTTGACCGGTGTATCTAAAGAAACCATTTTCGGACATCCAGTAACCGGCACCATCCACTTCCACACAGGCATTCTTGCCGATGAGTCCGCAGTTGGTTCCCACTTGCTCGTAAGCAAAGGTAAAGGGAGACCCTACAAAACGCATGGTAAACATGGCGGTGTCGGTCCAAATATAAATCGCATCACGACCTCTTAAGCCTCCCATGATCTTGGAACCATCGGCCAGTCTTTGCGAGCCGGCGGTGTTGGTTGCTGTAGGTGTGTAATCGGTAATATCTTCCTGAGAAGAAAATCTTATAAACATGTCATCTTGAGTCGTGGTGTCACTAATCGTGGTTTCTGTTCCGAAGAACACTAAGTGCCGATCGGGTGTAGAAACTAGCATGTCTCTTGAAGCTGTTGGAGCTCCTGAAATAATCGTAGCCCGGGTAGACGTTGCTGCCGCTGAGGAAGAATCCCATTCAAAACAAGATCCTCCTACAATTAAAGCAATTAATTTTGTTCCATAATTATCTAAAGACCACATACCGGGGTCAATCACATAGTCGCCTGAAGCCGCTTCGCCCCAGCCTACATAATCGTCGGCATCATACACCGTTGCTCCATCCGAATGGGCACTTCCTGTTGTGCCTGACACCGCGGTTCCTGAAGCTCCTCGGGTAATGCCTGTTAGATCACTGCCGCTGACTCCCGTATAAGTAATCAGTTCGGCATCGACCAAAACAATTCCAGACGTGGGAAATCCTGTAGTATCTGCTAAGGTTACTGACGTGCCGGATCCTCCGGTTCCTGCCGTATCGGCTAATAACGCTCCGTCTAAAGTTGAATCTACTTCGCCTGCCACGGTACCACTGTATTGTCCTATCCCCCAGCCATAAGCTGCCAGCTGTTGGGCCGGACCAACCGTGTAATACGCTTGGACTCGAATGCCCCCTGAAGTGGTGGCACCCGCTCCGGTTTCAGCGGAGGGCATCGTAATGGTTAAAGTCGTAGTCGTGGGCACTGAAGTGACCATAAATTTTTTATCATCAAAATCAGCGGCTACATAATTAGATCCAGTAATCGTAGTAAATCCATCTAAAAAAATAATATCTTCTACATTAATTCCATGAGGAGATGAAAAAGTAAGCGTGACGATAGCCGTCGCAGGTCCGGGACTGGTTCCCAC